TCGGATGATATTATAGTAAAATTAATAAAGAATTTGGACTTTGAGAGCATATCTAAAATAATATTTGATAATAAATTATTAGGAACTCAATTTGATTCAAATATTGATGAAGCCATTTTATTTTTAAAAAATAATCCAAAAAATTATGATAGTGTTATTGAACAATTTAATAACACGATTGACAAATTAACTTATCTAAGAGGAGCCCCACCTGAATTAGTACAGTCACTTAAAAATGAATTAAAAAATATTATTGACGATGGGGTAAGGGCATCATCAAAGATTACTGACAGTACTTTGTATGATGCGCTCAGAAATATTTTTGACCAAAATATGGAAAGTATTATTGACGGTACTAAATCGATTGATGATGTCTTAAACGAATATTTACGGGCTAACGGAACTACCTTATCTAAATTTTATAATCCAAAAGAAATTAAACTTTATATAGAGCAGATGACAGATGTATTGAGACAAAATCTTGAAAAATCTACTCAAATTGATGTTGTTTATGCTGACTTATCAAAGGTTTGGGATAAGATGACTTTGGTACAAAAAAGAGATTTCGCTAAAAAATCAATTGAGGGTATTACTAAAACAATACCGTTTGGTTATAAAGATTTGTTTAATGTACAAAAATTAACTGAATACATTATAAAAGGTGCCGATAATGAATTTTCTTTACCATTATTTTGGAAGAGAATTCGTAATATATGGGCGGCCTCAGTTGCGGTCCAAGCTGTACGTATATTATACGATGTTACTAATTTAACGGCACAACAAAAAAAGGGTTATGAATTAACTTGGCAGGATAAGGTAAATGCAATGTTTAAAGGACGTTCTATTGAAGAGTTTGTTTTTGATTTGTTGGTACCACCAGTAAGTTGGTTATCCAACCTTATTTCACTTATAGATAGAGATACTCAATTTGATGAATTAAAATCCCAATTACCTGTTACAATTCGTGATAACGTATTCAGAAATGAATCTGGTGAGGGTTATTATATTAAACAAGCGGGTGTTGTTTATCCTTTAGAACTTCATAATAACCAATGGGAGGTTCAAATAGATGGGTCATGGTATAAACTATCAGATGTAGAAGGATTTTAAAATGGAAGGTTTGAAAAAAATATTACAAGAACAATTGAGACCTAAACAAGGTGCTCAACCTAGTCGTGGAGGTTCAACACAACCACCAAAAGAACAGGATACCAATATCCAACAGGGTGATAATACGGTACCACAACAACAAACAACACCACCTGTTGTTACAACAAATCAACAACAACCGGTTGTTACTCAACCATCAAAAGATACGTTAAGATATTTTAACGATTTTACATTTTATGACCAAGATGAAAAGGAAGTAAAATTTTCTGACGATGAAAAGAAAATGGTGATGGACTTACTACCTAAATTTAAAAATATTGGTGGTAAGAAATATGATGACGATGATGCCTTTGTAAGAGCTGCAATATTTTGGAAACAAGATGAAAAAAACACCATGATATATTATGTTGATTTCTTAGCAACTCCTGACATTAAATTAGTTGCTGATAATCATAATAGAATTGGATTAGGACTTTCAGTATTATTGGAGCAATCTTACAAACAAAGAATGTATGTAAGAAATTTAGGTAATGGTAACTTCGGATTAACCGCAGATAAACAACCTAAGATGGGTGGAGGAACAGTTCAAAGAGTAACTTCACAACCTACACAATCAGGTTCAACAACACCAAATCAGACTCAACCAAGACCTGAACAAGAAATGGGTGTTGCACCAAAACCTGAGGCTGTTGTAAAAGTAGCCGAAACACAAGGTACCATACCGGCAATGAAAACCTTAAATGACGAACAAAAAAGAGTAGTACAAAGATATTCTAACGAAGGTTGGGAAACTTCAAAACCTGCGGATGCTGATATGAATATGTATGATACTATTGATTTGAAGGGTATTGAATCAGCATTTGATACTTTTCCAACATTTAAGATGTACAAAATCAAAAGATTGGGTACTACTGGTTTAGAAGCAATTGCATCAGGATTAACATCTCAAGATGTTACAGAAGATAGTTGTAAGACTTATATTAAAACATATCATGACGGTGCAATGGATAGAAAAACTATGAGTGATGGAGCTAGAAAGGCATATGCTGAATTTATCATCGCTTGTAGAGCACAATTCAGAGACGGATGGGGAACAAAAGATGCGGGATTCCTAAATGGAAAGTTAGTAAAAAGTAAGACAAACGTTTATTTGAACGATATTGAGAATAAATTTGTTAATACTGAATATTGTAAGTATAAAATTAACTTCGCAGAGAAATCTGTCGGATGTGGTGCAAACCTTTTAGATATCGAGTAATATGAATAGTACTTTAAAAAATTATATTAAAGAGATTGAACAAAAAAGAGAAAAAATGGTTATTGAAAATTCAATAATCAAAAAGAGATTTACGATGGTTGAATCTTTTGACGGATTATTCTCTGAAATAAAATACTTGAACAAACAATCTTTTGACAGTAACAATATTAATGAAAATTTGTTACAAGTTTTAAATACAATGTTCCAAGACGATGGTAAATCGTTTATGGATACTGTTAAATCAAAACTATCGGATTACTTAGTGACTAAATTAGGTTATGAGGGTTTTGAAAAAGAAGTTATCATGAAGGCTATTGGTGATACTGAATATGATGACGTTCCAAAATTATTTACTGATTGCAGATTTTTAGCGTCAAAATTGGCTGAGGTTTATACTGAAGATTTTTCAGGTACTTACTTGAATGACTTACCTGAATTCATGAAAAACAAAATGGCTGATTTTGTAAAAGATAATACAACAAAGAAACAATTGGAAGATTCTTTTGTTGACCGACTGTGTCCCATGATGGGAGACATCAATTCCAAAATGGAGTTGAAACTGAAAGATATTAGAGATAATATTCTTTCATAAATCACTAAAAGAAAGGGGGTGATTTCATCTAAGGAAGGTGTACGAAAGTACACCTTTTTTTTTGTACCGATGGCCGGACTCGAACCGGCACGGACATCACTGTCCAAGGGATTTTAAGTCCCTCGTGGCTACCTTTACACCACATCGGCATTAACTTGATAACAAATATACGACATAATTGTTACCAAGAAAAGCTGTAATCAAATTCATTCCAAATTTTCTCAACATTATCATCAATAACTTTTGAGAATAATCCGGGTACCGTTGGTTTAAACCTAAGCTTCATGTTTGCCTCGTCGGGTGTTTTATCACCTTTGATGCTGTTACAACGACTACAACATGTAATCAAGTTATTCCATGTATTCAAACCACCACGTGACTTTGGTTGTACGTGGTCAATTGTTAGATTTTTTTTAGAACCACAATATCCGCACTCATAATTATCACGTTTGAAGATTCTTTTACGAGATACGCTTAGATTGTGAGGACGAAACCTTACAAAGTTTAATAAACGAATTATTACAGGTCTAACAAAATTTCCAATAGTAGTAACAATATCATCACCTTTCTTCAGAACTTCTGCACGACCTTTTTGCACTAAAATAAAACCTCTCCTAAGAGTGGTAACATTCAGCGGTGTGAAGTCAGAATTTAATACGAGTACTTTGTCCATGTCTTTTTATTACTATGCAAATATACTAAATGATTTCATGAAATCAAAAAGTATTTATTCATAAATAAATAAACTAAAATTTTAATTATGTACACAAGGGAACAAATTGAAAAAGCTGTAAAGGGCAAAGGTTACGCTTGGTTTGAAGGAACTAAAGACTATGACCTAAACATTGTTGGAGTAAGAAACTCGGCAACAGGAAACAAAGTGACAAATTTATTTGACGATAAAATTACTGTCTCTTATAAACTAAATGGTGAATGGCAATTTCACGAATGGAATGCCACTACAGACCCAGGTAAAAAAGGTGTGATGGAATATCACAACGCAGCGGGAGTTGCAAGATTAGTTGAGGGTCAATATAGAGGTTCTCACTCTATCGGTTTACACCAAGGAAAATATAAAGCTTTGAAACAAGCAAAACCCGTTAAAGTTTATCGTGACCCAAACCGTGACTTAACTTATGATGAAACAAAAATTGCAGAAGGAATCTTCGGTATTAACATCCACCGTTCATCTGCGACGGGTACATCAACTTATGTTGAAAACTGGTCTGAAGGATGTCAGGTTTTTGCAACAGTAACTGATTTTGATAAATTTATGGCGTTATGTGAAAAGGCTTCTGCAGTTCATGGTAATTCTTTCACATATACATTAATCGAATCTAGTGATTTAGCATAATGGCAAAACTTAAAGATATGTTTACTAGTAACGGTAGTTATGTAAAAGTAGATGATAAAAACAGATTCTACTACATGTTACAACAGATGCAGACAAACCGTTGGAGAATAACTTTGATTGTTTTATTCTTATTTTTCTTTATCATTTTAGGTATTAACTCTGCGGTTTTCTTTGGTATTGAAATTCAAGAAAACTGGAAAGAGATGTTATTAATCCTTTTCGGTGCATTCGTAGGTAACCTTAACAAAGTTGTTGATTACTGGTTCAACTCAGAAGATAGAGATAAAATGTTAATTCAGAAAGTAGATGAGGAAGATGGTGAAAGTCTTTCTAATACTTCAGAATAATGTTTAAATAGAACATAAATTTACTATAATAAAAGGGGATTTAATCCCCTTTTTTTATTATGAGATTCGACCAAGTATACATTATTTCAATTGACCACCGACCTGAATATCATCAAGAACTCATTGAGCGTGCAAGACAAATACCTTTGAGTGATGATAGCCCAATTATGATTATGCCAGGATTCATAGGAAAAGAATTATTGGAGAATCCTGAAAATTTTCCTGAATATAGAATTTACCCTAATTGGAATTTGAATGACGGTGGATGGTGGTGGTGGCAACGACCCGCATTGGCTGGTGAAGCGGGTGGTATGATATCACATACGAAATGTTGGGAACATGCCTACAATAATGATTATACGAGTATTTTAATTCTTGAAGATGATTTTAGTATTCTTGAAGGTATCGATTGGAATATTTTTGACGAACTTGAAGACTATGATTGGGATTTTTGTTTGTTAGCTCACAATTCACTTCATGATTATTTTGGTGATGTTATACCCCCATCAAGAATAGGGAAAGAACATTTTATTCGTCCATCTTTCTTTTATAATACTCACTCATATATCTTAAAAAGTAACGGTTTAATCAGACTTGTAGAGGACCATTTGGATGTATTAAAACAAAACATTGTAGTGTCGGATGAGTTTTTATCTGCTGTTATTTCTACACACCCGAGAAAAGACATGAGAGAAATGTATATCCCAAATATCCGAGCGGTCGCAACAAAAACTAACTATATCGGACAAACACGATTTGAATCTGCAGGTAATTCTCTAACAGAGACCGATGACGTTAACTTTATTCGACAACAATAATTTTTTCAAAGTACTTTTTACCCCCGACAACCACAGTCAAGTAACACATAGATTGTGATACCCAAGGTAAATCAAATTCCATCAGTTCATCGTTAACCACAGTTTCTTTGTAACTCACCAACACTCCTGATTCACTATGTAGATACACTTTAACCATTGTTGAAACATACTCAATCGGAAACTCAACTTTGGTTTTGTAATATACGGAACGGTTTACCATTGTCGGGTAAATTTTTACTTCCGTGTATTTTGGTTGAGGTGGTGGTGGAGGTACGATTTTTTCGACTTTAAATAGGTACGGATATTTGTCCCACGTGTAGTTGGTCCCATCATTCCAACTACCCAAATGTCCATACCCAAACAAAGTCCAATCTTCATTACCTGCCGTTGAGTTATTTGGTTCGTTGATGTCCCAAAAAACAAAATCAACAGGTGAACCGTCAGTCCATATAAAATCACCTTCACTTGTTGTGTCAGTAAAACCAATCCAATGCATCCCACTTGGACATACTGAAAATAAAAAGTCCTGTTCTTGTTGTGTGTGAATGGAAATCAAATCAAATGATGTGTCAATTGTTTTTACATCTTCTTGGGCTCCTGACCAATTAAATGTATTGTTTGATTTGTAATAGTAATAACCATTGTGTTCACCAAGAAATGATGTTCCGTTGTATGTTGGAACTTGTCCAAAAAGAATTGTGGGGAGAAAAAATAATAGGTATTTCATAATAATCAAAAATTGGGGGGATTTCTCCCCCCGTTTTTCTTTAGAACTTCAACATCACACCAGCATTTCCGTTCCATTGGATGATTCCACGTTTTGGAATCCAAAACTCAAACTCACCAATCTCGTCGATTTTTTCGTTCACTTCTGCACGGTAGGCAGGAAGGTCACTCTTACTTACGGGGTGTTTTACACCTACGTATTTAGAACACACAGGACCCATACCAGTCAATCGAGACATCTCGTCGGTCAAGGTCTTTCCGCAACAACGGCAGATACCTCCGTTTTCTTTGGTGAGTTTCGCCTTCAATTTGAAAGCTTTTTCACTCATAACCATCACCTCAGTTACGTCTACCAAGATTGGGTGGAACTCGATACCCTTTTCTTTTTTGATTCGCTCGGCGATGGTACGACCCAACTTGATGGTGTTACCTACCAAACGAAGGTTCAAGGTCACCTGAGAGTTTTTAGCCTTCTCACGATTTACTGCCTCGTAACCCTTTTTGATTTGTGCGTCGGTGAGGTTGCGGTAGGTCAAGTACTTTGACTTAAGGTCCACGATGAAGGTGTTGTTACCATCGTACTCGACAATTGCACGGAGTTCTGCGGGGAGAGACTCAACGTCTACTTCTTTCGTGCGGTCTTCGTTGATTACCAATTTTTCAACTACTGAGTATTGTTTTTCAGTCAATCGACCCCACTTGTGGAGGGTCTCGCTCATTTTGCGGATGAAGTCGTTGCTTCCGTTGTAAGACTTAACTTTGTCGAGGATGATGGTTTTGTTTGTCATGGTGTGGTTGTTTAACAATACAAATATACGGCACGGATTTGAACTTTATCACATTTTAAAAATATTTATTTGAAAATATTTGACTATGTGGATTATTAGAAAAACAGAAGACAAGGTAGTTTACTTTGTTACAAAATCAGGAGCGGTTAGCTTAACCGAGTGGACTGCAGAATCTGCAGGTTGCACAGAAATTGTTGAACCCGTTGAAGGATGGGGAACAGGAAACGGTATGGAAGTACTTAACATTGATGATTCAACATTGGAAGTACCAGGAGATTACAGTGGTAGATTCTACAAACTAGTGGAAAACGGTTCGGGAGGATACAATTGGGAAAACAATCCAAATTATAACCAATAAAAAATGGGGGTCATTGACCCCCATGTTTTTTTAAGACGAAAATTAAAGATTACTTCAATGTGTCTTTCATTTCTTCTGAAGAGAATGTGGTGTCTTTTCCCTCAACAACTGTTGTATCTACAGCCAAACTATCAACAGCTACGCTGTCAGTTGATGTAGTTTCAGTTGATTGTGAGCAAGAAGCCAACATGGCTACTGCGAAGATTGCGAAAATTACGTTTTTCATAGTGTAAAAAATTTTGTTTATCAGTTAAATAAATATAGTAGAAAGTGTCAAATAGACAAGTGGCTGTAATAAAAAAACCCATCAATTTCTTTTGGTGGAGGTGAGGGGAGTCGAACCCCTGTCTTGCTCAGTCTACCCATAAGGGACTACATGCTTAGGTCATTGTTTAGCTAACAATCCGAAATTTCACAATTCCCTTATTTTATAGTGGTTCGGTTTACTGAGAACTAATCCTCCACTTGTTCCTTTTAGGGTAGAAACCACACCTTTGTAAAGACTTCTGTTCCTGGGTTATATGTCCACCGACCCGATTGGAACTATAGCTTAGGCTACAGTTACCTCTTCAGTACGTAGAAGACCTACAGCCTGAAGTTTGTTCAAAGTGTTGCCACCTAAAAAACGCCCCCATAGATTATAGTGATAGGAAACTTCTCACTGCATGCCCCCGATGACTAATCCTGCCAATCGATACCAAGGCACCCCCATTATTTCAAATAACAAACAGAAATCACTTTCGCCCCCTGTATAGACTTTTGGTCAGATGCTTAAGGTCAGCCTTAACTATTAAGGGAGCCACCCGTGATTTCTATACAAATATAAATACATTTATTGGGATGACAAAGTATTTATAATAAAAATTATCATATATGAAAAAAGTTGTTAAGATAACAGAAGCTCAATTATCCAAGATTGTAGAGAAAGTTCTCAAGGAACAAGCACAAGCACAGCCATCAGCATATAAAGAATCTCAATTCACACCTAAGAATTACGGTTCTTTGTTTGACTTAGGAAAATATGAAGATACTAACGGCAAAATCAGACAAGCTATTGAGTCTGATAAGGAGGCATTAATTAAATTTATGAATTCACAAGATTTTGCTAACTTCACCGCTAAGATTATTGCTGGTGAATCGCAAGTAACGAACCCTGCAGAGTTCAAGCAAAAAGGTTCCTTGGCATTGGCAAGAGCTAAAACAGTTGCAAGTATTCTTAATGATGTATATTCAGATTTGATTAATTCAGGTAGATTAAAAATTGTTATGCCAGCATTAGGTGAGGTTCAGATTGGTAAAACACCTTACAAAACTGGTGACCAAAATGACCCGGCAAAATTAGAAAAGTACAAACAAGAACAGTTTGTTAGTATGAGATTGACTGGTTTTGGTAAGACTTTAAAATGTAATGAACCATTCCCTGTTAAGGGTAAAAAAGGTGAAGCACCAAATTTTGAATTTGTATATAACGAAGAATTAAATTTGAACCCAAAAATTAAAGGGATTAATTATCAGGCATATACAATTCCTGACAGACCTATTTTGATAAATGCGAATGGTGAAAGAACATCTCCACCATATTTTGTTAGAGAAAAAGAAGGTGAGGGATATCAAGAACAAACATTCCCATTGGAATTGGCTTTGAAATTCCATTTATATCCGAGTTCTGAGGCGTTTAAGGGTGTTGAGATAGTAGACGCTTATGCATCTAAAATACGTCCATATATCTCAGGTGGGGTCAGTGCACAACAACAAACAGGTGCGGTATTAGTAAAACTGTTAGGTAGTGTTCAATCGGATTTAACACCTGAACTTCAGAAGTTGTACGGTGATTTGGTAAAAGCTAGTAATATTTTATCGGTACAGGTATTCAACGCAAATGCTGCGGTTCTAAAAGATGTGTTTAGTAAATCTCCAAAGATTGTTACCAACCCTAATGGAAGTCCGTTTAATGTGAACATGCAACAGACTCCATCGATTAAGGTTGGTAGTTACGCACCTTTGGACAACACTGTTTTTGCAATCACACCTTTCTGTTAATTAATACTCACTCAATTCCACAAATTGAGAGTTTTCGTAACCTGGATAAGTTGCAGTGTAGATAACCCAAGTTTTTCCGTGTGCTTTAACAACACCCTGAATGAAGTATTCGTATTTGATACCGTTAGTGGCAGTAAATCCTTTTTTCTGAGAAACTAACTTATTGTAGATATTTTTTTCATCTGCAGTCATTTCAAACATTTGAAAAGGATTTGCAGATAAGTTTGATAAACATTGCTCAACCCAAGAGTGTTTAATCACATATTGTCCTTGATACTTAACAGGGATGTTCTGACCTTTTACAGACAAAGACAATATTGAGATAAGGATGATTATGATGTTTTTCATATTACGAATATACGATAAATTTTCTTTCTACACAACTATTTATAATAAATATGAAATTTAAGAACATCATACTGGAAGAGGACGAGAATCAGGCGGTGAATGATTTTTTGACACTTATGAAAATTAAGTTGAAAAAAATTTCACCTTATGATGTTTCATTTCCCGACAAAAGAATTGCCGATGTTAATAGAGATACTGTGACACTTTCTTTTGATAGTTTTACAGACTTCTTGAAAGAGTTTGTTGAAAATGATGAGGGAACATTAGATTCTTGGGTTTGGGCTTGGAATCAACCATACAGTTATGACTGGTATGATTGTTATAATACTAAAGAAGATTGGGACAACGGTTACATATTTCCATATGCTTTTACACCTGAACAAATTGAAAAAACTAAAGAAATTATAAGTTATTTAAATCCAGGTCTTGTTAGTGATTTTGAAGATAATCGTCAAAATACAGCTTTGTCGAATACATGGGATAATATAATAGAAGAATTAAATAAGATTGATGGTTTTGCCGATAAAATTCAAGATGCGTATTGTGAGGCTGAAGACCGTGCAATATCCGCAAGAATGGAGGAATATACTAATAAAAAATTCAAAGCATTAAAAGATGCTATGTCTTTGAATTCAAAATGGGATTCTTGGAGAGGTACTGAAACATTATCAATACCTATCGATGATATTATTGCGATGTACTCAAGAAGAGGTGAGACTAACTTATCGATTTTTGATGTGGTTAAGAAGAATTTGGAGAGGTCTGCAGATTTTGACTTTTTAGATTCAGAACCCATGGAAACTGCTTGGAATATTGGAAGAGATGAGGAGGAGTTCAGAGGGATTTTTGACCGTTATGTTGACTCATTACTTGATGATGTCTTGGAAAGTATCAAAACTGGTGAATATAATTTAGATGATATAAAAAAATCATATTCTTATATTCAGAAAAAAGGTGGAATGAATACTGCTATCAAAATTCCTAATTCAGATGTACGTTTAAAGTTTGATAAAATTAATCCGGATGGTACAATTGATTATACGGTTGTTGAGGATAAAACTTATCGTAGAAAAAAGGCGAACGGTGATGTTGAAACTATAGATAGATTATTCAACAATTATTCCCTGTTTGATATTTTTGATTAATAATCCCAGTATCTTTTAGTCATTACTTCCCTTAATCTGTTGTAAAGTTCTTCAACTTCAGAATCGGTCAAAACCACCGAAATATCCAAATCCTTATCGGTAATACTCAACAGACCGTCTTGGTATGAAATGGTATTATAATCCAAATCAAGTTCGAAGTCTTCATCACCCATATTGAACGAATCTTCTTCTTCATCATCAGTATCACCTAAATTAAAAAGTCCGTACTGTAGAAAATTCGGTTTTTCATACTGATACTCAAATTTATTGTAACCCAAATTTTCTACGATACCAATACCGGCTTCAATCGCTCTTTCAACATCTTCAATAACTATGAATTCATTTGCCGTGTGCATGTTATAGTATCCACAAGAGATGTTGATACAAGAAAAGTCAGCCTTCTTTTTGACTTGTGAGACATCCGTGTAAGGGTGAGATTGACGTAACATTTTAGTACCCATACTTGTTTCAATAATAGGTAGTACTTTATTTATGAAATCACCGTCTTTTTGATACAGACGTACCCCTGAACAAATTTCAGTAATCAATCCATCACCCGGTGCGTCAAACTGAACGGCATACCCCACATCTTTTAGGAAATCCACATCACATTTTGATGAACCAACACATCCTGTTTCTTCTGAAACAAAAAGAGCCACTTTACAATTTTCTAATTTCCTGAGTAATTCTAAACAAATGAAAATACCACACTTATCATCCCCACCAATACCTGTTGGGTTACCGTCGTTGTCAATTGCCTTAAGTGATTTATGTAAAACTGTTGGGTTATACGTCATACCAAAAGTATTTGGTTTTGGTAGTTCAGTTTTTACCACGATGATATCGTCAATCATTTCGTGGACTGTGTCGGTGTGGGCGATAAACAATGGGTAGTAACCAGTGGCTAAAATACCTTTGGTTGCGTAGATGTTTCCCATCTCGTCACTATAGACACTTACGTCTTCCATTTTGGAAATAACACCCATAAGATAGTTTACCATGCGGTCTTCACGGTAGGTTTTACTGGGAACTGATAGGAGTTCCATGAATCGTTCAAGAGTGTTGTTTTCCATATTGACTACAAAGATAATAAAAAAATATTTAATAAACAAAAAAAAAGGGGGATTAAATTCCCCCTTCTAAAACTTCTTCTTCTTGTTTTGTGATGGTGACTACTTCATCAGTAACCGAAAGTTGGTAATGTTCACCAATCTTAATGTTACTTCGTAGTACTTCTTCAGAAATAAAGTCTTCTACTTTTTCTTGGATTGCTCGTTTGATAGGACGGGCACCGTACTTTTCGTCGAATCCAACTTTAGCCAAGAACAAGTGTAGACTTTCATCGAAGTTGACGTGATAACCTAAACGAGTCAAACGTTTTGTAAGTTTTGACAATTCGATATTCACGATTTGTTTTACTTCGTTTTCTCCGAGTGAGTTAAACACAACCACCTCATCAAGACGATTCAAAAACTCGGGAGTAAAATAACTCTTAAGTTCTTTTTGAAGAAGTTGTACTTTTAGTTCTTCATTTGACGACATACGTGATGAGGTTTCAAAACCAACACCAGTACCGAAGTCCTGAAGTTTTTTTACTCCGATGTTAGAGGTCATGATGATGATACAGTTTTTGAAGTTAATCTTACGACCCATACCATCTGTTAGGTGACCGTCATCTAAAACTTGAAGTAGAAGAGAGAAGATATCTTTGTTTGCCTTCTCGACCTCATCAAACAATACTACGGAGTATGGTTTGTTTTTCACAGCTTCAGTCAGTTGACCACCTTCGTTAAATCCGACATAACCCGGAGGTGAACCAATCAATCGTGACATTGAATGCTTCTCTTGGTATTCTGACATATCCACACGGATGAGTGAATCTTCAGCTCCAAAGATTTCTTTGGCTAACTGTTTAGCCAAATGAGTTTTACCAATACCCGTTGAACCCAAGAAAATAAACGAACCGATTGGTCTGTTAGGGTCCTTGATACCTACACGGTTACGACGAACTGCTTTGGCAATCTTTGTAACTGCCGAGTCCTGACCGATAACATTCAGTTTCAAGTTGTTCTCGAGTTCCAACAAACCTTCCATTTCTTTTTGTGATAGTTTGTTTACAGGGATTTTGGTCATAAGTGAAACAACCTCGTAGACCATTTCCTCAGTGATAGGTTTGCGTTGAGTATTTTGTTTTGATTCAAAATCCTTCTTTGCGTCCTCAAGTTGTTTGAGGATTTTCTTTTCCTTGTCACGGAGTTGAGCGGCTTCTTCGTAGTTCTGTTTTTTAACCACCAGAAGTTTTTGTTCTTTAATGTCGGCCGCTTTTTGTTTTAGTTGCTCAATCTCTTCAGGGAGCTTGACATTGATTTGAGAACGTGCACCAACTTCGTCCATGATATCGATACCTTTATCAGGGAACTCACGGTCGGTGATGTAACGGTCCGCCAAATAAACACATGCTTCAAGTGATTCTTTTGAATACTCTACTTTGTGGTGTGCCTCATAACGGTCCTTGAGGTTGTTTAAGATTTGAAGAGTTTCTTCAGGTGATGCTGCGTCCACCATAACCTTTTGAAAACGACGCTCCAACGCCCCATCCTTTTCGATGTTTTCACGGTACTCATCCAAAGTGGTTGCTCCGATACATTGGAGTTCACCACGTGCCAAGGCGGGTTTAAAGATGTTCGATGCGTCCAAAGAACCTGAAGAATTACCTGCTCCGATGATTGTATGAATCTCATCAATGAATACGATGATTTCAGGGTTGTTGTGAAGTTCTTCAAGAATCACCTTCAAACGTTCTTCAAACTGTCCACGGTATTTTGTACCGGCAACAATAGAAGTCATGTCCAAAGAAACGATTCTTTTATCACATAGATTCTGTGGACACTCACCTTGGAAAATCTTCATCGCTAAACCCTCAACGATTGCGGTTTTACCACAACCTGGTTCGCCGATGATGATTGGGTTATTTTTCTTTCTACGGGAAAGAATCTGAGCAATACGTGCAATCTCTTGGTCTCGACCAATCACAGGGTCCAATTTTCCCTTCTCAGCCAACTTAATTAGGTCTCGTGAGAAGTTATCCAATACAGGAGTGGATGACTGTGTGTTTTGGTCTTTATTACGTCGACCAGACTTTTCGTTAGGGTCCATTTCTTCAATCATAGTATTTATGTTTACACCACAAATATAACAAAGATTATGAAACTTTCAAACTTTTGTCAAAATGTCATACTGAAAAAAAATAATATGACAATATGTCAGTGTTGATATGTTGGCACACTTTTGTATATTGGGAATACAAATATAAATAAAAATTTTAAAACAAAAAAATATTATGGATTTATTTGGCAATCGTAAAAGTCTTGAAGAAATGTTAAAAGAACTCGAAGCTATGCTTGGTGCAGGTTTCATGGGTGGAGACCCATTATCGTTTAAAAAATTTAAGAAAACGGATGGGGAATGGACCAGTGAGTCTTACACATCACCTGATGGTACAATCAAATCTACTATAATTTATTCAGTAGGTGGTACACCTAACAAGAAACCAAAACACGATAAAGTTGAAAGACTCAAAGACGAGTTGAAAATTGCAGTGGAAAACGAAGACTTCCTACTAGCTATCAAACTTCGTGACATGATTAAAGAACTTGAGGAAAATAAGGATTTAATTTCAGACCTTCAAAATAAGTTAAAGGAATGTATCGAAAAACAAGACTTCGAAGAGGCAATCAAGGTTCGAGACGAACTTAGAAAATACGAGTAAATGAAAACCCCCTCCAAAAAAAGGGGGTTTTTTGTATATTTATGTTTATGGAACCTTCTTGGAAAAAATTTTTACATACGGTCATTCAAAAAGACTATGAAAAACTAATATCGAGTTATTACACTCTTAGAAAAATGTTTCAAAATAGTAATGTAGAAAATTCGCAGTTAGAGAAAGGTGAGGGACTTGATAGGTTTATGTATATGGAAAGAGATAAAATTCTTTCGTTGTTAAGTAAAATCACAAATGACTTAGAAAAATACGGGTTATTGTCCGACAACAAAAATGAATTTATTAATTACATCCAAGATAAATTTCATACTATAGATGAGGAAACACCTTTAAAAGATACTAACTATGGCAATCAAGAGTGAAAAAATACAAGGTACTAAAATCATCAACGAGATTGAGTCCTCAAACATTTCTAAAACGGAATACGATACAACATCAAAAAAACTAATTGTAACTTTTAATAATGGTCAACAATATGAATATGAGGAGGTACCTCATCAGTCATATACAAAATTCAGAATGGCCGAATCACAAGGAAAATATTTTAGCACGGAGATTGCTAAAAAACACAAATTTGTAAAACTTTCTAAGTGATAGTATTTATAGGTTACTAACCTATGGACATCAACGAAAAAACTTTAAAAAAACTATTGGATAATTTTGTATTTGCAGAATTTCCAATAGATTATGAATTGGACTTTCATGAATTTGGAAGTGGTAAACTCACAGTTTTATTAGTAAACGTTGATATGGATTTATTTTGTAATAGATTAGTTGACACCTCAGGAAAATATTACAACCTAATTGTATCTTTACCTGACAAACTAAATGATACTTTCAAATATGTTGGTTACCATCCAAGTGAAAGTAAATTAGATTTGAGATATAAGACAATTCAAAGTAGTATTCTGTATGATATTGTTGAAAAGATGAATTCAGAATTTAGAAAAGAATTAATTAATTTAGGTTTTTCTGAAAAATCATTAGATGACTCTTATTTGAATATCGAACTTTATATAAAAGATGAAGATGAATATTATGATATAACTCTTATGGTTACAGGTGATAGGCCGTTTGATGAAGACAAAGATGAGGTTTATCGTTCAGATGTAAAAAGTATATATAAAATTGCGGTTGATATAATTAGAAAGTACGATGATTACTTCAGCAATTTGGAGATTGAAAATTGGGTGGGTTATTAGTATTTATAACAATGGATAGTTTCAAAAAAATATTATCAAGTTTTTACGTCAAGGATACTTTGAATCCTAAGATATGGACAAATGTTGATAATGAAGAACAAACAAAAATGAGAGATGATGTTCGTGATTCTTTATTGGCAATTGCGAATGAATTTATTGAATTTTTAAACGTTGATATTTTTGTATCCGATATAACTATGACGGGTTCTTTAGCTAACTTCAACTGGTCTGATTTTTCAGATGTTGATTTACACATTATGTATAATTTTGACGAAGCAGGAGAATTCAAAGAAATATATAAAGAACTATTCAAAATGAAAAAAACTCTTTTTAATTCAACCCACGATATTACAGTAAAGGGATATGAAGTTGAATTATATGTTCAAGATAGTGAAGAACAACATATATCTTCGGGAGTTTATTCTGTATTATTTGATGAGTGGATTAACGAACCTTCATTGGAGGAAGTGTCCATCGATAGTAGAAAAATAAAAGAGAAAGTTGAGCAGTGGATGGACATCATTGATATGACTATTGATAATTCAGAAAATGATGATTTGGATTCAGCACTAAAAATGATTGAAAAAATCAAAGAAAGATTGAAGGATTATAGAAGTGCGGGATTAGAGAGAGAGGGTGAATATTCATATGAAAATTTGGTATTTAAGTTCCTCAGAAGAAACGGATATATTCAAAAACTTTTTGATTTTGCTAATGAATTAACAGACAAACGTCTGTCATTAGAACAAGAAGTTACTGAATAATTTATAAAACGCTGAAAAATGTGATATTTCAGTATATTTATTAAGAAAAAAATTATGGCAATAAGTGCATGTACTTCGTATTACACCGCAGAACTAACAGGATATGTTCCAGGAACAGGTCAAACTGTTGGTGAAATTGTAACGTGGGATTTACCACATCCAGTTTGGACTGAGGGTGGTGCGCCTGAGGTTATTGCAATCCAATGTCAGTCCTTTACATTGGGCGGGTTTAATGGACTAAACAACTAACAAAAAAAATATAGAAAAATGGCAGATTTAAAACCAATTGGTAGTGAAAAGTTAACGGGAGATGCTAAGTTAAGACGTATTATGGAAATCGCACGTTTTAACGAAGTTGACCGTTCGAACATCAACGAAACATCAACTACTGAATATAGCCGTCAGTTGGCTGATGGGAAAACTTATCACATCGTAAATGAAAAAAATGGTTATATAATCAAGTCGAGCATCGACGAATCAACAGGAGATTATATGGAGCCTATGAAAAATAGAAAATACTATTCTTCATATTCACAGGCATTTAAAAGTTTCAACTTATTAGCAAAAGAATTAAATAGAGTTCATGGTAATGAGGAAGGTCTTTCTTTATTTGGTGAACAAAAGAAGTTTGTTCTTAAAACACCAAAATCAGAAGAACCAACACCTGAACCGTCATTCGATTTACCACCTGCACCTGCAGAACCTGCGGCTGACGCAGCACCGGCAGCTGATGCAGCACCTGCAACTGATGAGTTAGATTTAGATTTAAATTTAGACGAACCTGCAGTTGATGGTGGTGAAGAAGATTTGAACATGGACTTAGATATGTCTATGGACTCTGAACCTGTAGATGGTGAAGATGAAGAATTGTCATTTAAGTCAATTCAAAAGTTGACAGGTAAAATTACACAAAAACTAAGAACTTTAGACGAGCAACAAGGTTTGACATCAGAAAATATGAAGTACGTGATAAATTCCATATTATCTGCCATGGATTTATCAAAACTTACTGAAGAAGATTTTGATGATATTATGAATAAGCTTGAAGGTGATGAAGATACTATCGACTACGGTGTAGATGATGAAATAGATTTAGACATTGATGCGGCTACTGAACTGTCTGAACCTGTACCTGCAGAAGAACCTGAAATGGCTGAAGGTGATACAGGTTATAACAAAATTATGGATGAGATTTTTTCTGAATCTAAAATAGATAAAGTTTTGTCAAAATATTTTGTAGTAACTGAATCTGAAAAGAAAGATGTTGAGGATAGAAAAGTTAACAACTACATTTCTGAAATTAGAAATAAGGTAACTATCAAAACTCACGTTAAAGAGCTTTCTGAAACAATCGAACAAGAATTGACATCTGATTTCCTAATCAAAGAACATAAGGATATCAAATTTTTGGGTAAAACAAACAAGGGTAATTTAGTTTTTGAACACGAAGGTCAACAACTTAAAATTACACGAAAAGGCGAAATTTTATGAAGTTAGTATACGTAAATGAGTTAGGACCTAATTTTAGAGGCGATAACATTTACGAGTTTATCTTCTCTGATATTGATGACGTTTGGGGTGATGAGTGGGATGCTGAACCAGCTTCAGGTAAACCCACACCACCCCAAATTGATTTTATAAAGAAAGTGGGCGTTCTAAAAAATTCAGGAATACATTTAAATCTGATACAGAATTCAGATTTTTTTTCAGTTTATGATTCAGTCGAAGGTGTGATTGCATTAGCTTGGGAAGATTCAGACTCTGAAGCCATTACAGAAGAAAAAATGAAAAGACTTGTTTTTCATTTTGGTGAATCTGTAAAAGAAGTAGAAGATAAAATATACGAAAGAGACATCGTATTAAATTATGAAAAAACATTAGTATCATGAAATCCAACAAAGTTATAGCCTTACTAAGAGAAGGGTTTAGATTCGAAACATTATCTAAATTAAATGAATCACAAATTAATACTCTATATGGAAGATTAATTCACGAACAAAGTATTTCAGCGGCAACTCAAAAAGCAAAAGAAGAGTTGGTTGGTTTAAATAAAACTGTGGATGACATTGCAAAAAAAATTGCATCAGAAGAAGACAATGTTGAGGCAGATGATGCTTTAGGTGATTTAGCTATGCAGACCGATACTGGTCAAGAAACACCACACGACGAAAAAGATATGGCACCTGACGGTATGGATGACGATTCTGACAATAACAGAACTACAATGGGTGAGGAAGTCGAAAAAGATAATGCTTGGGCAATTTGTACATCACAACTTGGAAAAGAATTCAAAACAACTAAAAGAAGTGAGTGGAGTGCTAAACAAATGAACAAGTATGAGAGATGTGTTAAGGATGTTAAAAAACAAAACGAAACTGTTAGACAGATTGAAGAATCTTTAGTATCTTTGATTCAAAAGTACGTTATGACTGATAAGATTACTAAAAAAGATATATTAGAGGCGGATACGAAAGAAGCCCCTACCAAAACACCGACTAAGACTCCGGTAAAACCTGAGAGAAAAACTCCATACCAACCAAAACATCAACCAGCACCAAAGGCGGGAGATACAAAAGAAGCACCAACTAAGACACCAACAAAAACTCCGGTAAAACCTGAGAGAAAAACTCCATATCAACCAAAACATCAACCAGCACCAAAGGCGGAATTACCTGATTTTTTAAAATTTGATAACTTAAATATTCAATTCAGAGATGAAAACGAGAATTAAAATTAACGAAGCTCCAATCAGTTACGATGGACCAGAAAGAATGTCACCAGACATTCAGAGAAGTATTGAAGATAAGGATACTCCGTTTTCGGACAATCCTGCGTTAGATATTGATATTGATGGAGACGGTGTCGTTTCCACTTTCGAAGAATTGATTGCATCTAAAAGATTTAAAGATGTTGTTGAAAAAGTTAAACGTTATACAGGTTTAACAAATATTCCACAAGGTAATAATGGTTTGCAACAATTAATGATGTTGATGTATGGTGCGGTAAACACTGTTAAATCAATCGAGAACGAAAACAAAGAATATTTGGAAAACTTGGCAGTAGATTTAGTAAAGAAAGAAATGTCTTTACCTGAAGATGCATTCCAATTTGATGTTGAATTGACTTCAGGTATGGGTCAAGTTGATACTTCTAAATTACCAAAAAAATCTCAAGAGCCATCTGAAGAAGATGTTATGAAACAGTTTGGTGTATCTCCAGATGAAGCTGAAGATGATATTGATAACTTCATGAAAGCTTTCGAAAAGTTTGACATGGAAAAGGCCAAAAGAAGATTTATCAATTCTTTGATTCAAGGAGCATCCAAAAAAGGACACTATATGTTCAACTTAGTTGAAGAAGAACTTAATAGAATTGACCCAAGATTGTTAAATCTTTATGGTGTGTTAATGTCAATCAACGATTTGTTGTATTGGATAATGCCAGAACAAATGATGAATATGATGGGTGAGACCGGACAGGGTGTTGAAGGAACTGAAGAAGTTGACGATAAGACTGACCCCCCAACTATTAAAGTAAAAGGTTTATTCTTCCCAATTCTTATTCACGAATTATTAAAAGGGGTATACGAAGTATTAGGTACACAAGGATTACCTGATGACCCTAAATCTGCAGAAATGGTTATGATGTCACAAGACACACTACCATATGAAATGTGGGATTTGAGATTAGGTCCTGTTATTTGGGAAAGATTCTTGGAATCATATCCTGATGAGTTGTTTGAAGATGATATGAGAGAAATTCAAAACTATCTGTTCTCTCGTTTTTCTTCTTTGACTACAGATGAATTCTTCCAAGTAGCAAGAGAAATCATGGGTAAGACACCTGCTGGTAAACAGATTGTGAAGAAAATGGTAGATGAAATTATCGAAGAACTTAAAAGATACGATTATGAAGATGCTATCGGTTCTGAAGATGATGACGAAGATGATGACGATGACTTCAAAAACTTTTTAGGTGGGTTAGGTATAGATTTATCATAAATGATTTATACTATGGTTAATGGCGTTATCAAAAGAACAAGCAATTTTAGAGTATGCTAAATGCGTAAAGAATACACCTTACGCACTTAGAACATATTTGCAGACTTACGATAACACACAATCAAAGTACGTCCCATTAGAACTTTTCCCTGACCAAGTACGGTTAATTGAAGACTACGATACTCACGAAGAAAATATTGCACTCAAATACAGACAGGCAGGTGTATCGACAGTAACATCCGCTTGGGTCTCTAAAAAGTTAGTATTTGCTTCAAAAACAAAACCTGAAAAAATTCTTATTATTGCCAATAAACAGGATACGTCCATTGAAATGGCAAACAAGGTTAGAGCCTTTGTTGAACAGTGGCCTTCATGGTTGGGAGTTACTTTTTCAGGTGAAAAAAACGCACAAAAACACTTTAAATTATCCAATGGGTGTGAAGTTAAAGCTGTTGCAACTTCAAAAGACGCACTTCGTGGATATACACCAACTATTCTTATTTTTGACGAGGCCGCCTTTATTGATGCTGATGATGACTTTTGGTCTGCGTGTATGGCGTCTTTGTCTACTGGTGGTAAAGTTATTGTAATTTCAACCCCTAACGGATTCGACCCAATTTATTACAGTATCTATGACCAAGCCCTCCGTGGTATGAACGATTTCAAGATTACAGAAATGTATTGGTATCGTGACCCACGTTATTCAAAAGATTTAAAACTTATCAAAGTAAAAGATATTGTACATTATCTGTTAAATCGTGGAGATTATAAAGATGATGAAATAACAATCGATTATTCTGAGGTTGACCCATATCAAAGAAATTTTGATGAAATTAAAAAACTTTTTGCCGATGGATACAAACCATACTCATCATGGTTTGAAGCTATGGCTAAAAAATTAAAATTTGATAGGAGAAAAATTGCACAGGAATTGGAATGTAACTTCTTGGGTTCAGGTGACTCAGTAATTCCTTCAGATGTTATTGAAAGGATGAAAGAAAATGACATCAAAAATCCTGATTATAAATTTATGGGTGGTGCTTTGTGGCAATGGAAAGAGCCAGTACCGGGTCACAAATACATTATGGGTATTGACGTTTCACGAGGAGATTCTGAAGATTTTACAACTTTCAACATTATTGATTTTGATGAAAGAGAACAAGTATTAGAATATCTTGGAAAAATACCACCAGATGTTGCTGCTGAAGTTGCGATTAAATGGGCTGTGATGTACAGTGCATTTATTGTAATTGATATTACGGGAGGTATGGGAGTATCTACATCAAGAAAACTACAAGAACTCGGATATAAAAATTTATACATTGATGGTGTCAATATTGCTGATAAATGGAAATACGACCCAAAAGCATTAGAAAAGATACCTGGTATTAACTTTAACTCAAAGAGGGTTCAAATTATCGCAGCATTTGAAGAAGCGTTAAGACATGGTTTTCACATCAGGTCAAGTAGATTGTTGAATGAGTTGAATACTTTTGTTTATGTAAATGGTCGACCAGACCACCTTAAAGGACAACACGATGACCTTATTATGTCTTGTGCAATGGCGATTTATGTTGGTGAAAACTCATTTTCACAGTTGGAAAAGGTTACTGAAACTACAAAAGCAATGGTTGAAAGTTGGACAGTAAATGAAACACCAGTTAAAGGTTCGATGAAAGATTTCAATCCGGGAATATCTATGGGTAATTATGGAAGGGATAATCAAAAGTTTGGTCAACCTACACAAAGTGATTATCAGAAGTATTTATGGTTATTCGGTAAATAAATCTTGTTTCTTTATTGAAGAATGAACGTATTATTAATAAGAGTATAATGGCAGAAAATAACTTAACGATTTGGCAGAGACTTGGTAAAGTATTTGGTCCCGATTCAACTTTGGACCAGCAAGCTCCTGTTTACAAATTTGACAAAAAGGAATTACTTAAAACAACCGATAAACAAGAGTACGAAAGGGAAAAACTTCAAGCTCAACAATCACTTTATTTGGGTCAACAATGGACCAAAGTTGAAAGTAATTTATATACTCAAGCCGTTTACTATCAACCAACAAGACTGGCTGCGTATTATGATTATGAGAGTATGGAATATACTCCTGAAATTTCAGCTGCCCTTGACATATATGCCGAAGAATCAACTACAGCAAATGAAGATGGATTTATATTACAAATATACTCTGAGAGTAAGCGAATTAAATCAATTCTTGCAGACTTGTTCAATAATAGATTGGATATCAATACTAATCTACCTATGTGGACAAGAAATACTTGCAAGTATGGAGACAATTTTGTCTACTTAAAATTAGACCCTGAGAAGGGTGTTATGGGTTCTCAACAATTACCGAATATTCAACTTGAAAGAATTGAAAGAGGTATGAAAATTTCTTCAGGAAAGTATCAAACAGATTCTACAACGGATGCTTTGAAATTCATTTGGAATGAAAAGGATTTAGAATTTAATACTTGGGAAATTGCTCACTTTAGATTATTGGGTGACGATAGAAAACTACCATATGGTACATCAATGTTAGAAAAAGCCCGTCGTATTTGGAAACAACTTATTTTGTCGGAAGATGCGATGTTAGTATATAGAACATCAAGAGCACCTGAAAGACGTGTGTTCAAGGTGTTTGTCGGAAACATGGATGATAAAGATGTTGAACCGTATGTACAACGTGTTGCCAATAAATTTAAGAGAGACCAAATTGCGGACCCACAAACGGGTAATGTTGACTTGAGATTCAACCAAATGGCTGTTGACCAAGATTTCTTTATTCCTGTACGTGACCCTAACGCTCCTAATCCTATTGATACTCTTCCCGGTGCTCAGAATCTTTCAGAGATTGCCGATATTGAATATATCCAAAAGAAACTATTAACAGCTCTAAGAGTGCCTAAAGCCTTTTTAGGGTTTGAAGAAGTTGTGGGTGATGGTAAAAATTTATCATTACAGGATATTCGTTTCGCAAGAACTATTAACAGAATTCAAAAATCGATGATTCAAGAGTTGAATAAAATTGCGATTATTCACCTTTATATTCTTGGATTTGAAGATGAATTAAACAACTTTGTATTAGGACTTACAAACCCATCTTCACAGGCAGACCTTCTGAAGATTGAAACTTGGAAAGAAAAGATTCTTCTATACAAAGATGCTGTTAGTGACCCAGGTAATGGAATTCAAGCAGTTTCATCATCATGGGCTAAAAAACACATTCTTGGTTTTTCAGATGAAGAAATCAAATTGGATATTCAACAACAAAGAATTGAAAAAGCAGTTGCTGCTGAACTTGAACAAACTCCTCAGGTTATTACTAAAACAGGTATTTTTGATAATTTGGATAAGTTATACGGTAATAAAGGAACCCAACCTGCACCTGGCGAACAACCTGAAGGTGAAACTACGGAACCTGCTGTTGGAGATTTAGGTGGTTTTGGTGAACCAGCATCCTTAGAAACGGGAGCACCTGAAATACCTGAAACCCCTGAAACACCAGCACCTGGTGGAGGTGAAGCTGAGGTAACACCTGAATCTGTTAAAGATAGAGATATGAATCTTTTAATAGAAGATGATATTTTGAGGGGTCAAGACATTTTGGATTTGTCTAAAGGAAAAAAATCTTTAGGTGAAATTGAAGATAAACTAAATGAGTTACTGAATAAGTAATATTTATTAATAAAAATATTATGAACAAGTTCGGACAATTAAAATCAAATTTAGACCAAATGATGGTTCAATCATACGGTAAGGAAACCTTTAAAACCGTAATGAAAGAATTCAAAAAAAATATTTTGTCCAACAAAGCCATCTCTGAGATGTACTTTATTTACAATGATTTGTCTTCACAAAAAGGTATTAATAAAGAAATTGCAAATGAGTATGTAAATGAATCATTTGTTAAATTGTCAGATTTAATTTCCTCTAATCAGAAAAAAATTGATGAATTATACAAGTGGGTAAAAACAAATTTAGATGGGGATGTTGATAACGAATATTCTAATATAGACTTTGTAGTTTATGAAAATAAAGTTACTAATCTTGAAAGGATATTAGAGACAAAAAAACAAATCAAAAATTTGTTGACAACAACCAAAAAAGAAAAAGTACAAGAAAGTGTTAATATTCCACTTTCGTCTATGTTGAAGATTGTTACAAACACGTTCAATAAAGAGTATTCTAATATCTCTGAAGATGAGAAAAAAGAATTAAAATCTTTGTTGTCCTTGAATAAAAAACAAATTTCAGAAGAAATCAAATCACTAAGAGAAAGTGTAATATCTAAATTAGAAGGTAGAATTGAAGAGTCAGAAGATGTTGAGTTGAAAGATAAAATCAACAATACGATTCAAAGAATAAAGGAGAGTGATTCAGATTTGATTTCACTATATAAACTCAAACAATTAGAACAAGGATTATAAAGAAAAAGTCCGACTTTGTCGGACTTTTTTATTTTGTTTCCATGTGTTGGAGATATTGTTTGTACTTGGCTTTTTGTTTTTTCATTCTTTTTGTTACAGACTTTTTGACAAATTCTTGTCTTTCACGTAACTTATCAATCTGCTTAGTCTTAATGACTTTATACTTGTATCGTTTCAATGCTTTTTCGATACTTTCTCCTTTTTGAATTTCGATTACTATCATAATACTATTTTAATAAATATTATTGAAACTGTGAAGTTTTTGACAAATGATTTTTTTTTGTTTATAATTCATTTAACAATAAATTTTTTTAGATGAAAACTAAATGAAAAAAGGAAAAACTTCGAAATTATCAATATTTGATAATGCGAAATGTGTGTATGGCACAGTAGACTCAATAAATTTTAAATCATTATATATAAACATACAATCTTGGGTAGAACCAAAAAAAGAAGTAGAAAATTGGGATAGAGTTACGGGTAATTTGAATAGACAAATTAAACATAATTTATTGGAGGTAATTGACCAAGACATCTTCGAAAAGAACTCGATAGTTGATTTAGACCTTCGTTCAAGTGGGATTCAATTAAACAAAAAAAGTTTTATGAGTTTAGAAATTACATTATTTCTAAAAGATTCTTTAGAATTTAAATCACAAATTTTAAAAGAAAGAATTAAAAAAATTGCTAAGTCAGTCTATCAAGATGAGTTACTTAGGTCAGAATATTTTCAATTATCAAAATCAAAATCTAAGAACATTTGACAATCCATAGTATTTATTAAAAAAAAATACAATGAAAGTATTAGGTCCAAGTGATTTGGGAAAAGGAATATTAGTTGAATGGGACGCAGGTTTAGTGTCACCAAGTGAATTTAGAAATGCTGAAGTTATAAGAGAATCTTATGGTCAATTGGAGCATTCAAAACCATTTGAGTTTTATGCTACACTTCAAAAGTATGGGGTACCAAATAGAAATGGTAGAGTATACCCTGAAAGAATTCTAAAAAGAGAAGTTGAAAAATACAAAAAAGCGATTGGTAAGGGATTGTCTATCTCAGAATTAAATCACCCTGAATCGTCTTTGATTGACTTGGAAAGAGTTTCTCACCTTATTACAGATGTGTGGTGGGAAGGTAATGTCCTAATGGGTAAGATTAAATTATTAACAACACCAGGATTTCATGAAAGAGGTATTGTTTCATCACCAGGGGACGTGGCAGCTAATTTGATGAGGCAAGGCGTTACTATGGGTGTTTCATCAAGAGGTATTGGCTCATTGGCCAAGAAAGGTGAACAAAACGAAGTACAAGATGATTTTGAATTAATATGTTTTGACTTGGTATCATCACCTTCAACTCCTGGTGCATATTTGTTCTTGAATAAAGATGACAGAGCAAAATATGAAGAAAACTTAGAAGAAGAAAAAAAATCACCCGAAAACATCACTAAGTCCGATAAGTCTGTTGACTTAATGAGAAGACTTTCCGATTATTTAGGTTATTAAAAAAAACTTAAAATTATGGACGAAAAATATTTTGTAGCTAAAGTTCAGTACGATTTAATTGATTCTGACACTGGTAAAGTAAAAAAAATTAGAGAAGAAAAGTTAGTTAAAGGTTTTAGTGTCACTGATGTTGAAGCTAAGGTTACTAAAAAATTCGAAGGTTTTACTTATGATTGGAGAATTACTTCAGTAAAAAAATAAACAAACTCTTGCTTAAAACTAAAATGCAAAACGAAAAAAAATCTTTAGTTGAAGAGGCACTTTTACAAATGAAAAATTTGGAAGAAGCCGTAACTCAAAATGCAAAAGGAATACTTGCTTCAACAATGAAGGAAGAAATCAGTGAACTAGTAAAGGAATCTCTTGAAGAGGTTGAAGAAGCGGAGTCTATGAAAGTATCAGAAATGGAAGAAGGTGAGATGACTCACGAAATGGAAGAACAAGCTGAACTTGAAATGGGCGATGAAGAATCTTTAGATGATGAATCTGAAGAGGAATTTTCTGACGAAGACGAAACATTGGGAGGAGAAGAAGACTTATTGGCTTTGGACCTACCTGGTGATGAGTTGGAAGTGGATGACGAAGAAGAAGTTCTATTACCGTTAGACCTTAGAACTGCGTCTGATGAAGAAATCTTAAAAGTTTTCAAAGCTATGGGCGAAGAAGACGGAATTATTGTTTCTAAAGATGAAGATTCAATTCATCTTAAGGATACAAATTCTGATGTTGAATATGAAATTCACACAGAAGGCGAGGACGAAGAAATGACAATTGATGAGATGGAAGATGATGAGGTAGTTTATGAAATCGAAATTTCAGAAGACGAAGATGAGGAAGATTATGAAGATGAATCTTCTGATGAAGAGTACGATGACGTACAGGAGTCTTGGAATGAAGAGGAAATGACTGAGGGTGACTACGCAATGAACAAGGGTGATAAATCTAAAACCCATAAAGGTGATGAAGATTACACAACAAAAAAAGGTATGAACTTAAAAAGAAAAGCATTCGAAGGTGAGGTTGAAGAGTCAATGACTATTAAACCAAAAGGTATGGGAATGAATCTTGGTAAAAAATCATTTGACCTTTCTGAAACAGAAGACGGTGAAATGAAAGAAGGTTCAATGACTATCAAACCTAAGGGTGTTGGTATGAACTTGAAAAAGAAGTCATTCGAAATGTCGGAAGAAGAAGGTGAAACAACTGAAGCGGCTCGCACATTGGGTAATGGTTCTAAGAACGACCCAAAGAGACATGGTTTACCAAAACAAAAGGTTAAAACAGTTTCTGAAAGTGAGTTGAGTAAGGAAGTTGAATCTTTGAGAGCTAAAAACGAAGAGTACAGAAAAGCATTAAATATTTTCAGAGAAAAATTAAATGAAGTGGCTGTATTCAACTCAAACTTAGCTTACGCAACAAGATTGTTCACTGAGCACACGACAACGAAACAAGAAAAAATCAACATTTTGAGAAGATTCGACACTGTCGAAACTTTAAAAGAATCAAAGACTCTTTATAAGACTTTGAAAGAAGAATATGAAAGCAAAGAAACTTCAACAATTTCCGAATCTGTTGAGGCTAAAGTTGCTAAAACTCCATCGAGAGGAGCTTCTACAAACCTTATTGAGTCAAAAACTTATGAAAATCCACAGTTCTTAAGAATGAAAGATTTAATGAGTAAATTACAAAAATAAAAATAAACTAAAACAAAACTAAATAAAAACTAAAATGGGAGCATTATTAGAATCAGGTCTTGTAGGTAACATCGGTCTTAAGCACTTGAAAGTTATCAAAGAAGACACAATCAACAAATGGGATAAGTTAGGTTTCTTGGAAGGTGTGAAAGGTCACATGAGAGAAAATGTGGCTCAACTTTACGAAAACCAAGCTTCATACCTAATCAACGAAGCATCGTCTACATCTGACACAGGTTCATTTGAGACAGTTGTTTTCCCTATCGTTAGAAGAGTATTCTCTAAATTATTGGCTAACGATATCGTATCAGTACAAGCTATGAACTTACCTATCGGTAAATTGTTCTACTTCGTACCTAAAATTCAACAGTATGTTGGTGGTGCTAACGGTACACAACACTACGCACCAATCGGTTCACCTGAAGCAGTTGAT